TGTCGGAACCGCTCAAGCATAAGAGTACAGTGGTGTGCGAGTGCTGCGGGGAGAAAATGCAGGTTCGCAATACCCGCTATTCGGTCAAAAGACTGTGGGCCGCAAGGACATTCCTTTGGAGCAAACCGCAGGGAGATGGGGTCTGGATTCGCCGCTATCTGGTGTATTTCGATTTCAGCAATCATCGGGCAGAACTGGAATTTTATGGCCGGGGGATATGGTGGACGGACGGAAAGACCATCAAGCAGTGGAAACGCAGCTGGAGTGAAAAAGAGGAATATATTATGTGCCAGCGCCCGAAGCTATCCGCAATGCTAACGGCCCCCTCTGGCCCGTATCAGCCGTACACGTTGGCATCCCATACTGACCAATTTGAAAGTGATGTTCGGAAAGTGCTGAAATCTGAATGGATGTACCAGTACGATAAGCATCTCAACTTTCCGTGGGAAGTTCGTCAGTGGGAAATCGTGAATCGGTATCCGATGGCCGAAAGCCTTGTAAAAACGGGCTGGGCTGATGCGCTGTGCTCTCAGGTGTACGACGAATATGAGCACAGCACCCGCATCAATCTTCGCGCAGAAACCTATTACGGCGTGTTTGGCTTGAACCGTCAGGAACTGGCCGCAGTCTCGCAGAGCAAAAAGTCGTTCCGCGAGGTGGATAATGCGCTGGAATGGAAAGAAGCCGGCCTTGCAATCAATGGCAAGAACATGGCGATGACGGCTAACATCCGAAAACTCTCAGGAATGGCCAAGACATTGCAGGAAAGCGGAATGACGCGGAGCCTGAAATATCTCCGTCAGCAGACAAGGCGAGCCACCGGAAGCTACAACGGCCAGATTGCTCTTCAAGTTGCATCGGACTGGCTGGACTATCTCGATATGGCCGGACAGATGAAGATGAACTTGAATCTTGAAAAGGTTCGTTTCCCGCTGGATCTTAAACGCCGCCATGATGATTTGGTTCTGGAGCGCAATAAGCGGCGCCGAAAGGATGCGCTGAGAGGTGCTGCAAGCAGCATCAAAAAGGATGCCAAGGAACTGGAAAATCAATTCCATATCGAGAACATCTACAAGAAAATCCGCAAAATCTACGAGTACGATGGAGCGGAATACATCATTCGGGTACCGGATGGAGCAAAGGCCATTTTGGAAGAAAGCAGATTTCTTGACCACTGCATCCAGCGCGGAACCAGATACTTTGAGCGCATTGCCAAACGTGAGAGCTACATCTTCTTCATGCGGCGCAAGGCTGACCCGAATACCCCGTGGTATACCTTGGAGGTGGAACCGGGCGGCACTGTCCGCCAAAAGCGCAGCTATAACAACGACCAGTACGCCGATTTGGAGGACGCGAAACCGTTTATTGCGGAATGGCAACAGGTCGTGCAGGGCCGCATGACAGCGGCGGAAATTGACTTTGCACGGCAGTCCAAGGAAATCCGTGCACAGGAGTTTGCAGAACTCAAGGAAAACGGAAACATTATCCGCACGGGAGCAAATGCTGGAAAGCTGCTCGTGGATGAACTGATGCACGACTTGATGGAGGTGGAAAAACGTGTCGGCTAAAATTGAACTTTCTCTCGCGCCCGCCAAAGCAAAAGGTCTTTCGGAAGATGAGCGTCTGGATTTGGGGCGCCTGCTCCTGAAAGCAGGATACCGAGTTGATATTGTACGCCGTCGTCCGAATACCAATCCGGGCACCAATTACGATTATTTCATGGTTTTGGACAAAGGAGAGAACAATGCCTGATACTCGGAAGAACCACAATCCCAGCGGTGCGCCGGACCCTACACGAGTCCGGGCAGAGAGCAACATCCAGAGGGAAGAAGCTCGTGTGAGCGAGCTTGTCCACGTCCTGCGTTATGTGGCAGGTGCCGCCGGGTTTGAAATTGTGGAGCGAATCGTTCTCGTGAATAACCAAACGGGGAGGATCTATCGGTGAACAGAACGAAAAATGAGTTGGCCGATTATGCTTGGAATCCGGTGACAGGGTGCCTGAAAGATTGTCGGTACTGTTATGCAAGGAAAAGCGCGATACGGTTTGCAAGCGATTGGCGCCGAAATTTGGCAGAGAGACCGAAAGTTCAGCAGGTGGGAGAAAAGCTCTTTGAGCTGGATACCCCTTGGAAAACGAAGAGCCAGCGCTTCCTGAACAGCCCAACGGGGTTTCTGCCCACCATGCACAAATATCGTTTCGATTGGCCGCAAAAGGTCAAAGTTGGCTCAAGCATTATGGTATGCACAGACGGCGATTTATTCGGGCCGTGGGTTCCTGAAGAATGGATTCTTCAGGTGTTTGCGGCGGCTGATGAAGCGCCCCAGCATCAGTACATTTTTTTGACGCAGTATCCGGAACGCTATAAGCAACTTGCGAATCACGAGAAGCTACCCCAAAACAAGAATTTCTGGTACGGTTCGACGGCGACGGTCAGAGAAAGCAGCGTATGGGCGAACGAACACTATAATGCGTTCGTTGCGATAGAGCCGCTCCTTGGCCCGTTTGAGGGAGACGTGACAAAAGCGTTCCAGAAGTTGAAGTGGGTCATCATCGGCGCGGAAACAGGCCGAAATGCCGGAAAGGTCATTCCAAAAGCGGAGTGGATTAAAGACATTCTTGCGTCAGCGGATGCGACCAATACGCCTGTTTTCATGCGGAGCAGTATGGAAAGCGTGGTAGGCGTCGAGAATATGCGGCGCGAGAAACCACAGCCGCTTCTTCAAAGAATCCCCAGCGACGTGCAGAAAGAGCGTCTGTGGGAGCATTGCAAGGTCTGTGGTAAGTATAGGCCGATGAAAGAAATGTACGCGCTGCTCCTGCGCAGAAAACGTGGAGATAGCCCGGAGCGGGTGGCTTATATGTGCCCGGAATGCTATGAGCAGTTCAGCAGAGACAATTTTGAGAAAGGAAAAGACGATGAAGTTTGAACGAAGCGAAATTGGAACACTGTTTTCCAAGTTGCGTACAGCGGTGCCGGAGGTTCGTGCGGTGGGCAACGACAGCACGGGAATCCTGCTGAGTGGCCCGGATGCGTTTGCAACGAATTTGGAACTGAGCATTCGGGCGGAGCTTTCCAGCCCGGTTCCGCAGGATGTTGTTATTCCGCCGCGTGGAGTGGATTTTATCAGCGGAGCAGTAGCCCCCGAAATCAACATCAACGTGACAAAGAGCGGGCTGGTCATAGAGTCCGGCACGGCGCGGGCGCGGTTGAGCACGACGCCGGCAGAGAATTATCCCACATTTGATGGTCCGGGAAAGGATGCGAAGCGCTGCGTGGTAAGCGCGAACGATTTGAGTTGGGCCGTCTCAAAGGTTCTGTACGCTGTGTCCAAGGATGATCGGCATCCGGCGCACAAAGGACTGTGCTTTTCCCACAGCGGCGACGATACTTTGGAAATCTGCGCTCTGGATGGGTACAGAATGGCCGTCAGTCGAATCAACTGCACCGCTGATGGTGATTTCAAGTTTGTGCTTCCGGCGGCAACGGCAAAGGCGATTGATACGCTGGGTCTTGATGGGAGCGTCAATATTGAAAGAGACCGCAAAAAGGCCATTTTCAGCGACGATAAATATGAAGTGAAATCGCGGCTGATTGCGGAGCCGTTCTTGGATTATGCCAAGGTTACATCGCAGAAATACAGCGGCGCTGGAATTGTTGTTGACCGGAAAGACCTGCTGGGGGTTCTGGGCCGCGTTAAGCTGGCACGTTCGGCAGATGCAAAGGACAAATCCGTTTTGGTGATGGATTTTGAACCCGGCGGCACAGGCCGTGCATCGATGCGCAGCGCAATCGCCCAGATGCGCGAAGAGTTTGATTTTCAAGGGGAGTTGGAAGATCCGGTGAGAATTGGCTTCAACCTTGACTTTCTGAGCGAGGCTTTGAAGTCGATGGAAGCGAACAAAGTTAAAATGCAGCTCAACGGTTCGCTGTCTCCCATAAAGCTGGTAGAGCCGCATTATGAAGCCTTTGTGCTTCCGGTTAAGGTAAGGAGCGAGGAATGATGGAGCGGACTTATCGTGGGCAGGCAGTAGATGGAACGTGGCATGAGGGCTTCCTGATGCGCTCCCCCGGTGTAAAGCAGAATCGTCCGGGAGAGGGATGGTACATCAGCGCGGCAGATGAAAAGCCCTATGCACATTTGGTAAAGCCTATGAGCGTAGGCATGAGCACGGGCTTACAGGACGGGAACGGTCAGACTGTGTTCGAGGGAGACATCTTGAAAGATGTTCGTTGCGGCAAAGAAGTGTATTTTGCTGTGAAATATGGTGTGTACTATGACTTTGGCATTAAGCACATGGGCTTCTATGCGAAATTTACGGAGAATCTGCCGCGTGATGTGCATAGCCTTTCGCCCCATATTATGACCGCAAAGGTGGTCGGCAATGTAGTGGACACGCCGGAGCTGATGGGCATGAGCACTGGAAAGGAGCAGCAACATGAAGTGGATTGAGACGATTACCCCGAAACAGGCGGTTGAAGAGCTGGGAGTACCTTATCACGGCTGGATGAGGGAGATGGATCGGGCATGGATCAGCGAAGACCAGAAGTACAGCGTGATGTCTCGTTTGCTCCGCACGGAATGGGGCAAGGTCGAACACGTCACGATTACGGCGGCAGAGGGCGTTGGCCAGAGCGACGGCAGCGGGGATATCCCGTGGGCCGTCAAGATGGAAATTAAAAACGACCTGTTCGGCGAGAAGCGAGTTGCCGTCGAAGTGTTCCCAACGCAGGACCGGCTGGTGGACGTCTGCGACTGCTATCACCTCTGGGTGTTTGAGAAAGGTTTCCAGCTTCCGTTCGGCATCCACCCGCGCGATAAGAAAACGGTGACGGTCAATCGCGGCAGTACCAGAGTTCGGGCCATTGACGGCGCGGGACGCGAACACAGCATCAAAGAGCTGCTGGAAGAGAATGGTGCGGCGGACGTTCCTAAACAGGCATATGCACAGGCTATGGCCGGGTATATGATGAAAAATCTTCTGGGAGGGTGATTCAAAATGTGGCTTTGGATTGTGCTGGTGGTTCTGGCGGTAATGGCTACGGCGCTGGCCTATGCTCTGTGTGTCGTTTCGAGCAGAGAGGACCGCTGGCAGGAGGCTCACCCGCCTAAATCCGGGAAAGGACGGAAAGATGCCTAAGTATCAGATACTGATAGCGGCGTCTGGCAAGCATGGCTCTGCACTCCTGCCGTATGTGCTGGTTGACTGCAAGAACGCCCAAAACGCCGCCAGAAGGGCAGTAAGCATGGCTCGCATTGCTTACCCGGAGTATGACAAATTTGAAGCGAGGAAACCGGAGGTGATTTCTGGTGAATGATACGGGCTGTCTGGGGCAGATGGACAAAGCGGTCGCAGCCGCAATCGAATTGTATGTGACCGATGGCAAAAAGCTGGAAGATGGCACCAGCTTTGTTACAGAACTCAATAACTGTATGCTCACTATCTCGCTGAAAGATAAAAGCCTGAGCATGGAGTTTGACCCCAATAAAGAAGATTTTGATGGAGCCGATTATAGGCTGGATATGACCATCGGAATTTACCAAGATATCGACAGCGAGGATATGGAGCGAAAATTGATGGGAAAAGAGGTTGCAAGACGTGGCTGATAAAAAACCAGAATTTTACCGCACGAAGACCGGTGTTGGCTACATCAAGATGATGTGGCTTGACCTTGTCCGATATTCCGGAATGATCGCTCCGATTTGCGATTTTTGCGCTACTCCCTTGTCAGGCGAGCAGGACGTGACTCTGATTCCTGCGCTAAATCAGGCAGTGTGCCCGAAGTGCGCAGAAAAGTACATCAAAACGGCAAGGCCATACCCGGAGGATGCACCCATCGTCCAGCGGCGTGAAGCGTTCTATAAAAAGTTCTATGGATTGGACGGTGAAAAGGATGGCTAACACGAACTTTATGAGGATGATTTCTTCCACGGCGCGGAGGATATCGCTGCGCGCAAGTACGAACGCTGGCTGAAACGGTTGGAAAAGTACGATGGTTGAATGTCTGAATAAAGACGAACTGATTTCGAGGTGAAAGAAAATGTCTGAAGAAAGAATACTAGTTGACATTTCCCCGCTTCTGGACAAGAATGTTGATTTTGCAAGGAACACTCTTTTTGCAAATTCCAGCGAGAAGTTCATGTTCAAATGCGGAGTAAAGGAAGTTCTGGACAGGCTAGAAGCGCTTCCGACTATCGACCCGGAAACGCTGCGGCCGGTGGCACACTGGGAGGAAATTCCCGGCTCCTATGAGGTCTGTGCCGGGGAAACCGGCTCATGGTGTGTACCGGCAACTCATTGCTCAAACCCGGAATGTGGAGAGGTGAACCCGTGTGGCCTCAAAACGCCATTTTGCCCGATGTGTGGATTCAGGATGGAGGACGTGCCGTATGACGATGATTGACCGCGACGAGCTGCTGAAAAAGATTGCCCCGATGGGCTTGCAGAATGGCTCTGCGCTGGGTCATCACAGCGGCACTGCTGATGTGATCGAGGAGATGATTCGGTGCGCCCCTGCTGTTGACCCTGCAAGCTGCCTGAACTGGCACACCGGAAAGCCACCTGAGCACGAATCCATGTTCGTCAGATTCAAAGCAACCGAGTGGTGGAGACCTAGCATGTTTGAAACCATATCAGATGAAGTGCTCGTAACTGTCGAATTTCCTGACAAAACACGATATACAACTACCTCGCACACGACAGACGGGAAATGGGTAACATCCTACGAGAGCATTAAAGGCCGCATACTTGCGTGGGCTGAAATGCCTGCGCCTGCAAAGGAGGCAGCGAAAAATGAGAACGCTTAACGCTGACCAGCTGAAAGCTGTGCTGAGCATGGAAAGTTCACTGGGACATATTCACACGCTGGCAGATGTCGAAAACACGATTGATTATCTTGCCAAAGAAGAACCGGAAGCCGTAGCCGGTGTAGAAAAATTCAACATTTTCGATACCATGTGGTCGAGGAAAATTCAGGCGGCGTTTCCGCAGTCGTTCGTGAATATGCAAAACGAACTTGTTTTCAGTCTGAGAACTGATTCCGGCTTCAGCCTGAAAGATGTGACCGACGAAACCCAGCTGAAAGCAAAAATTTTGGAGTGGCTTACGCGGACTGCAATTAAAGCGGTCTCGCCCAAGGAAAGAAAACTCCACTTTGAGGGCATCAACAAGCTGCTGGGTACGAATTTTACACTTGAGGAAATGACGGATATCTATACCTATCTCGGCAACGGAATCAAGCACGACCTCTGTGTGAAGTTTGTGGAAAGCGGCTATGATATGACGATTATTCAAAAAGAAGGGTGAGCAAATGGATAAGCAAAAAATCAAGAGCGTGCCAAAGTTGACGACCGACAATCCCGTGGACAACTTTCAGGCGGCCCTCAACTTTACTGACGTCAGCGAGGACGGTTGGGTATGGCTGCGGCAACCTGAAATAGCGCTGACCGAGTATGCGCGGCAGCTCGTCAAGGGCCATGGCAGCAGCATCGATTTGGACTGCAACGATATGGAACTCTCCGAAAGCCTGACCGATCACCTCTTCGACGACCCAAAGCAGAGCATCGATGGCCTGATCGCGGAGCACTACACGATTTTGTGGGCCTATGCGACCCTGCGGGAAAAGCTCAAATGGTACGAGGATGCGGGCATCCCGGCCATTCCTGATTATGGCCTGAGCACCATCCGGCGGGCAATCAATCGGTACGGCACCACCCCGCAACTCCAGATGGCGATTGAGAAAATGTCGGAGCTCACGAAAGCAATCTGCAAGCTCCAGCGGGCCGTGACCTTCAACTACCGCAACGGTGCGAAGATCAAGGTCGCCCACGAGAGCGTCAGGGAAGAAATCGCGGACGTTTACATCATGCTGGCGCAGCTCGTTGAGATCGTCGGCAAGCCGGAAGAGGTACAGCAGATCGTGCTCGAAAAGCTCGAACAGCTCAAAGGCTGTTTAGACGACGGGGAGGTACGCAGTGAGTAAAGAAATCTTACTTATACGCAATGATGATGGCGAATTCGAGCTGTACGATGACACCTACGATGTGGTCATTCATTGCAAAAATCGGCAGGGCATGAAAGAAACCTGCGAGATTCTGCGCAAGGTAGGCACCGATGAGAAAGCACCTAGCGCTTTATTGGTGGATCCCGTTGATATGGCAATCGCCATAAGGAACCATTGCAAATCTCGCACTGATGGCTGTGAGGGTTGCTGCTTTGACAGACCGACCAGTGATAACGGAGATGGCGAATGCGTTTTGGGCTGTCCTGAAGACTGGGAAGTGTGAGACCGACTATGGCAAAAATTATCTGGATATGTCCTTCTTGTGGGGCAACCACGGAAGAGGTTTGCGAAACTGACCTTGTCCCGTTCCACAACCACCCCATCACCCTAAATAGGGAGTGCCAAAGGTGCATATACAGGCAGCGCTGGAATGACCTTTCCATGCTGGGGGTTCTTCCTTCTATTGGTGGCGGCGAAGAAGTTCGTAGCGCAGAGTATTATCACGATGTATGGGGGTTTGATTATTATGGTCCAGGGTAAAGCTGTTCTGCTGAGCGTCCGTCCAAACTGGTGCAAGCTGATTTGGGCCGGAATGAAAACGGTTGAAGTGCGCAAGACCTGCCCAAAGCTCGAAACGCCGTTTAAGGTGTACATTTACTGTTCCGGCAATAGCGGATGGCTAATGAGGTCACCAAAGGGCTTGCGGAAGATGGACAGAAAAGTAATTGGTGAGTTTGTCTGCGATGAGGTTTACAAGGTCGATAGAGATAGCGTGGGGTTCAATTTTACAGCCCCAAGTCTGGATTTGCCGGTTTACACCATGCCAGAAAATAACGATGAGTACCGAAATGTCCAGCGAGAGGAACTTACTACTTGCCTGACTGACGAACAGCTCTCTAAATATCTTGGGATACATCCCGGCTGGGGATGGCACATTTCCAACTTGAAAATTTATGACCGACCACTCGACCTGCGAAAACTCACTGGCTTGCAAGAGACACGGTTTGGTATGCGGTCTGTGGAAATTACCAGCCCGCCCCAGAGCTGGCGCTATGTGGAGGATGCAGAATGTACGTCATGAACAAAAAATGGGACTCCATCACGAACATTGCCCAGTGCACCAGCGTGTATGTGAGTCCTGAGCATGAAATAAAGGCGGTACCCACTGGAGGCGGAAATGTCTATCGTCTGGGTCAGTACGAAACGGCGGAAATTGCCCGCGCCGTTCTGAATGATTTGTATATTCACGTTGCGACTGGCTGCACCTACCAGATGCCGAACGACCAGAGGGCGCTGGTTCTGGCTCGCGGCATGAGTGATGAACGGCCTGAAAAGTTTGCCGGGAATGGCAAGAAGCCGGTGCGCAGGGGAGGATCCTGATGACTAAGAGACATCATTATGACCGAAAAGGCCAACCACAGAAGCGGTGCAATCCCGACACTTGCCCGAACTGTATGTACATTGGAGAGGGCGACAGCTGGTGCGACAAAATTGGTGAAATTGTTCTTTCTGACTGGGAGCCTACGGATTATTACATGGGGTGTTGTAAGGGGGCAAGAGCAAATGAAAGCACACATCGAGCCTAAGAGCAAGGAATGCCCGTTCTGCGGCGCATCTACCTATGAAGTTATGAGTGGTACGGGCGTGAAATGTATTCGGTGCACCAATAAGAGAACCTGCGGTGCCATCGTCAGTTTCAACAACAAAGACTGTGATGAACGCGGAGTTTCCCCGGTTAAGTACTTCAATCGGCGGACGGAAAGGAAAGTGCTCCAATCGGCGTGCGGAAAGGGAGCAAAAAATGAATCTGATTCGTGAAGTTCTTTCAGACCAGACGGTGACGGCGGTGGCATCTATCATCCTGATCGTGGCCGCGCTGCCTATGGCTGGATGGTCTTGGGCCGTAAATCAAATGGCCGGAAAATCGGCCGGAAGAAAAAAGGAGGGTACATGAAAGCGCATCTGTCGTTCCTGTGCAATGGTCAGTGTCGGTGGTGCAAGAGCTACTGGGATTGCAGTAAGCACAAGAAAATCCTGGCAAAAATTTTCGGATGCAAAGATTGGAGATGGAGAATATGAGCAAGGAAATCAAACAGCAGCGCATGAATGCCCGTGATGAAGCGTCGCAGCTGTTTTGCTGGTGCATCGTTACGGCCATGAACCAAAAAGAAGGCATTGGTGCGGAACGGCTTCGGCGGGCCTGTAATGAGATGCAGGCATTCCAAGCCCGCTACAAAAGTAAAATCGACTCTGGGAACCGGAGAACGGCCACTGAAGCCATGCGGGACGATTTAAGGGAAATCTGTGATTTCACGGTACGTCTGCCGCAAAATCGAGCTCCGCGTAATCACAGGGAAGAGCAACTTCGCATGGCGCAGGATGAGGGCGCTGAGATCGCATGGCTGGTTATGGCCGCGACGGCGCATCTGACGTTTGGCTTTGGCAAGGAGCGCCTTGCACGGCTGAAGAAAGGAGCCATGGACGACTATCGACAGTACATCGGATGGGTCAAGACAGACGGCGAGGACTGCGCCAAGGAATGGCTGAAGCGCTGTGTGGAACAGGCCTTGCATGAAGAGCTTAAAGTGAATGACATCCAGAGCGGGAGCCGCCCGCCGAAGCAGTACTATTCGTCTGGAGTTGACGTGGCAGATATGATTCGCGTGACGGGCGCTGTGTCTGCGAAGATGGCGGCAGAGCGGGGCATTAAACGTGTGCCGCTGGCGGTTTTGAGTCAGAGCGAGGTGACCCGCAGGATGAAAACTATCTGAGCAATAAAAAAGAGGATCGCTTGCGCAATCCCCCGATAGAACAAATCTATTATACCTAAATTGATGTATTTTGGCAACGATAGAACAGGAGGGTGCGCAAAATGACTATCCCGGAAGAAATGATGGCCGTTATTCAGGAAACCGCAAAAAAGGCTGCTCGTGAGGGCGCCAAGGAAGTTATCGCAGAACAGACCCGCAAAGCCGCAGGCCGCTGTGACCGTCGGCTTCGGAACACGAAGCTGTTGCTGAAAAACTATCGGATGTTCAAGAAGCACTGCACGGGTGCGGTCTATACGGACGAAACAGGCGACCATGATGGCAAGGAAGAGGAAACCGCACTGGAGCTGCTTGATATGATGCTTCAGCGCAATAACGCGATTACGGTCGAATCGATCCGCAACTCCTGCCGCCGCACCAAAATTATGATTCGCCATATTGATTCGATGCTGGCCTTGTACGAGACGTACTGCGAACAGAGCAAGAATGAGGCCCATAAGCGCGGCTACCGCATCATCAAAGCGATGTACATTGACGACGAGGCCAAGTCCATTGAGCAGCTTGCGGCGCTGGAGGGCGTGAGCACCCGTCAGGCATACCGAGACCACGATGCAGCCGTTGAAAAAATCTCGGCGCTCATGTTCGGCATTGATGCCTTGGACATGGAGTAGGCCGATGTCAAAATCATGTCATTTACACGGCATGAAAAATGTGGTAGAATAATACCGTAAAATTCTAATCATAGCGCATTGCCCGCCCGGTTTCGCCACCGAGCGGGTATTTTTATGCCCGGAAAGGAGGCAGAAAACCGCCGCTCCCCAATTTGACCCGCAACGCCAGCGGGATAGCAAAGAAGGGAGAAAAAATGAATCAGCAAGTAGTGTATCAGGATATTTCGCAGATCCATCCCTATGAGAACAATCCCCGGAACAACGAAGCGGCCATTGAGCCTGTTGCGCAGAGCATCAAGCGGTTTGGCTTCCGTGTCCCCATCCTCATTGACGGAAAAGGAACCATCATCGCAGGACACACCCGCTATGAGGCCGCAAAACGGCTTGGCATGGACGAAGTGCCGTGTATTCGGGTCGATGACCTGACGGATGAGCAAATCCGCGCATACCGCATTGCAGACAACAAGGTGGCCGAGGCTTCTTCGTGGAATGATGATGTTCTCCGCGCCGAAATGGACGCGCTGAAAGCTCTGGATGTCGATTTGACGGACACGGGCTTCAGCGAAGTGGAACTTGATGGGCTTCTTCGGGAAGTGGAGGATGCCGACTTCGAGGAATTCTTTACGGAACCTGTCCAACAGCCGCTCAAAGCGGCCAATGCAGGGCAGAGCACCGAAACCCAGCAATCTACCCAACCGGAATCTTCTCAGCCCGCTGTGCCGCAGCAGAGCGGCTCTAAGCTCATCCAATGCCCGCACTGCGGAGAATGGTTTGAGACATGAGGCTATGTCTGGCAGGTACATTCCCGGCCGAGAAGATTGTGAAAGAGTACCATCCAGAATATGTTCTGGAGAGCTTCTTTTACATCCGACCATGGCAAATCGAAGAAATTCCAAAATGGAAAATGTTCCTGCTCGACAGCGGGGCGTTTACTTTTATGCACGGCATAGAAGCCTCTTCAAAGCCAGTAGATTGGGATGGCTACCTGAGTCGATACATCGACTTTATCAACCGCAACGACGTGCAGCATTTCTTCGAGCTGGATGTGGATTCCATCGTAGGCTATGACGCTGTAAAACGCATGAGAGCGCGTCTTGAAGCAGAGACAGGAAAGCAAAGCATTCCGGTCTGGCACCGCTCCCGTGGTCTGGACGAGTTCAAGCGCCTGTGCAGGGATTATCCCTACATCGGCATCGGCGGCTTTGCAATCAAGCATATACAGCCCAGTGAGTACGGATATATCCGCCGTCTGGTGCAGTATGCAAATTCTTGCGGGGTGCGGGTGCATGGTCTGGGGTATACCAAAAAGGATGCAGTGAGCTTCGGTTTTTACAGCGTGGACAGCACAACATGGACTACGCAGGTCAATTTCGGAGGGCTGTCGTACTTCAATGGTTCGGAGATGGTCGTGGTCAGACCGCCCAAGGGGATGATCGGTGCTGACTATCGCCGCCGCCGGGAGTACTCGTTGAGAGAGTGGATAAAGTACCAGAAATACCTTGATACGAAAGGAAAATGGCGTGGATAAAGAAATCGTCTACCGCGTCGAGGATGGCATGGACAGGGAAAAGATTCTCTGCACCACCTACCAGATGCGGAATTTTTATATGCAGTTCAGAGACGGATTTTTCACCAATCTGGACGTTATGAACTATATCCAGCACCTCGCCGCCGCCCATATGGCGAAAAAGGGGATGAACGTGCTGGATGTGTGCTGTGGGCGCTCTCTGATGCTCCCGCTGCTGCGCTACTACGCAAAGGACATTGCATCCTACACTGGAGTGGACATCAGCAAGGCGAACATCAAGGAAGCGATGCGCGGTGCAACTGCAAAGAACCTCGAACCCAAGGATTTGGCCTCCTACTACCCGTTCCGGGTGGGTTGGAAGCTGGGCAACGTTGCTGAGATGTCGAAAGTCATCCCGGCGGGGTTTGCCGATTTTGTGATTTACACCTCTGCCATTGAGCATATGCACCCTACGGACGGCGCAAAAAGCCTTGCAGAATGCTACAAAGTGATGAAGCCGGGTGCAAAGATGTTTCTCTCCTGTCCGAACACCCCAGGCAATGGGTATCAGACCCAGTACCGCGCTCATGTCTATGAGTGGGGCTACGATGAACTGAAAGCCAAGCTGACCGAAATCGGATTCAGTATTGTGCAGGAGGTCGGTTTGGTCACCAGCGTCCGCGAAATGGACGAGTTCTATTCCAAACAGCCGTCGGCGCTCAAGGATTTCTATGAACGCATGAAGTCCTATGTCCCGTCTGCATTTCTCACAGCGTTTATGGCTATCCCATTCCCGCGTGAGGCGAAAGAGCTGTTGTTCATCGTCCAGAAGCCGAAAGGAGAGGAAAATGCCTAAGTTCAAGAATGAGTATGGGGTGTCGAAAATCAAGTACACCCAGAAGTGCAGATGCTTTTGCCCTATTGGAAAGGCAGACTACACGAACAACTTCACCGTGACTATCACTCCGAAGAAGTGGATCCCGGACTACTGCGAAATCGACAAGTTCATTCATGAGCAGCTGGATGGAAAGAGCCTTGTCATTGAGGACGCCGCCTGCAAGCTGAAGCAGTGGCTCACGGGGAAGATTCATCCCTACTGGGTCGAGGTCGAGTCGGATGTGACCGACGGTGTGCACGGCCATGTAACGGTAACAGTATAAGGGAGGGGCGCAAGATGAAAAATACTCGTGCTCTTTGCCAGACCGCCGTTGTTGCAGCATTGTATGTGGCGCTGACCACCTTGAACCCCCTGTCGTGGGGTGCAATCCAATTCCGGGTTGCAAATATGCTCTGTGCACTCCCGTTCAAGGACAAGAAATATGCCCCGGCGGTTCTGCTGGGAATCGCAATCGCAAACGCAACCAGCCCGTTTGGACCTGTCGATGTGGCCTTTGGTCTGATGGCTGAGGGCGTGGCGTATCTCCTTGTTGTTTGGGGGCCGTGGAAAAAGCTGGGGATTTTGTGGAAAGCTGTTATCCTCTCTTTGTCCGTGGCTCTGTTCATCGGGGTGGAGCTGTACGCAATGGTGGGAGCGCCGTTCCTGCTGACGGCCGCAGGGCTGTTCGTTGGCACTTTCTTGGCCGTGGAACTCGGCAACATGATGATTTCTAAAACCGCTCTTGCAGGAATCGTGTAAGAGGGGGCGCGGCGCTGGCTCTGCAAAGGGTCGGCGCTTTTTCTTTGGAACAACATAACCGTCCGGCCAAATACCGGGCGAGCAGAACAAAGAGGGATAGTGGTGGCGATGTAGATGGAAACGCGAGACAAGGCGTTCACCCTTTATAAGAAAGGGATGGGATGCACCGAAATCTCAAAGAAGCTGGGCGTATCGCTGAACACGGTCAAGTCTTGGAAAAAGCGGTATTGGGATGCACAAAAGGGTGCACCCAAGAAGCGCACCCCGTCGCACCCAAAGGGTGCATCTTCAAAATGCACCCAGCAAGACCCGGCGACTCAGCCTGAGAAGAGACCGAATCTCGGCGGCGCGCCGAAAGGGAACGTCAATGCTGTTGGCAATCATGGCGGGGCACCGCCGGGAAATCAGAATGCGCTAAAGCACGGCGGTTGGTCTGCTGTGATGTTTGGCGCGTTTTCCGAAGAAAACCAGAAAGCTATACAGGACTGCACGAAAGACGTGGATGCAGAGGACCTGCTGATACAGGAGCTTCAACTGCTGACCGCCCGCGAAGCATTTCTGCTCCAGCGCATCACGGCGGCGCAGGAAAAGAAGCAGCACATCCAGTCGGTGCATACATCAAAATCCAGCAGGTCTTTTACCCGGCTGGATGAGGATGAAGAAAAAGAGGCCCACGACAAGGAGGTTTACATTGAGCGGATAGATGCAAAGGTGCAAAGGGACGAGCGCCTTCCTGGCACCAGCGTTGAGACATCAACCACCACCGAATCAAGCTACCTTATCGTGGAGCGCTTAGAGCGGCTGTTGACCGATGTACAGCGCCAGAAGTCTAAGGTGATACAGCAACTTGCCGACCTGCGCAGAATGAGCAACAGCGGCAAGAATGAGCTGGTAGACGACTGGGTAGCGGCAGTCGAGGCGGCGGACGCAGAAGTGGAGGGTGAAGACGATGGCGCTGAGACAACGTGAAGTCTTCGCCAAACGGCTCCCGCTGTACCGCAAAGACCCCTGCTTGTTCTTCAAAGAGGTCACACGCTTCGAGCCGGATAAATGGCAAAAAGAAGCGGCTACGGCCATTGCACAGCACCGCAAAGTTTCCATCCGTTCAGGACAGGGCGTTGGAAAAACAGCTTTTGAAGCAAACTTGGTGCTCTGGTTCTTGGCTTGCTTCCCGTATCCCCGCGTCGTGTGCACGGCACCGACCCGCCAGCAGCTGAACGATGTGCTCTGGGCTGAGATTGCCAAGTGGCAGGAGCGCAGTCCTGTCTTGCAGGCCATGCTTGTATGGACAAAGACCCGCGTCTACATGAGGGGGCATGAGAAGCGCTGGTTCGCCGTGGCCCGCACGGCCACGAAGCCGGAAAATATGCAGGGCTTCCATGAAGACAATATGCTTTTCGTGGTGGACGAGGCATCCGGCGTTGCTGACCCCATCATGGAGGCCATACAGGGCACATTGTCCGGCGATAACAACCGCTTACTGATGTGCGGAAACCCAACGCAGAACACTGGCACATTCCACGATTCGCACACCGTGGATGCCCAGTCCTACTACTGCATGAAGGTGTCCAGCAGGGACAGCCCCCGCACGAATAAGCAAAATATCGCTGACTTGGAGCGAAAGTTCGGCAAGAACAGCAATGTGGTCCGCGTCCGTGTTGACGGCGAGTTCCCGGAAAATGAGGACGACGTCTTTATTCCGATGGCGCTTGCCACAAAAGCGGTCAATACTGAACCGCTTGAGCACAGCATTCCGGACAGAATTTCTATTGGGTGCGATGTGGCCCGCTTCGGCAACGACGACACCGCCATTGCGAAGAACATTGACGGGGACATTCAAAAGCTGGTCACGCGCCACGGCCAAGACCTGTACGCAACAGCCGATGACATTATCGAAATGTACAAGGCCCTGCGCACAGCGCATCCGCAGTATCGCGGTCTGATCTATGCGATTATTGACGATACGGGTGTGGGCGGCGGAGTGACGGATATTCTCAACAGGGAGAAGATTCGGCAGAAGCTGAACAAACTCATGGTTGTTCCTGTCAATTTCTCGTCTGCTGTTCCTGACAAGGAAGCCGCCGGGAGATATGCCGATATTTCAACATGGATGTGGGCTGTCCTGCGCGACATGGCGGCGTCTGGTCTCCTGCATTTGCCGGATGACGCGACCTTGATAGGTCAGCTCACGACCCGCAAGTACATCTTCAGCGGCGCACCCTCCAAGCTGAAACTTGAAAGCAAGGAGTCGCTAAAGAAGCGCGGCCTGACCAGCCCGGACCGGGCTGATGCAGTTGCTCTGGCATTATACGAGGGCGGAATTTTTGATGTCCGCAGTCTGATTTAACATAACCGGAAAGGAGAAAGCGTGAAAAAAGTTATTCCCGGAAAAATCAAAACACAGCTGCGCCTTGACGGTTACTACAATGTGCTGAACAAGTACGGCACCCAGCACGACAGCACGGAGTACTACCAGTGGGCGTCTGGCTCTGCGGTAAGCGATACGGAGCTGGCCGATCTCTATGCAGGAAACGGGTTGTTCTCAACCATTATTGATGCCCCGGCGGACGACGCAACCAAGAACGGCATCGACCTCGGCATCAAGGACAAAGACTTGCAGAAGCAGATCGACAACCACTTGCAGACCATCCGATACCAGAGCAAATTTGCCAAGGCTTTGCGCTGGGCGCGGCTCTTTGGTGGCGCTGCTGTGGTGATGCTGGTTGACGACGGGCGGCTCCTGCAGAATCCTTTGAACTGGCGTGACGTGCACGGCGTCGAAGAGCTGTTGGTATATGGCCGCAACGAAATGTATCCTCTTTGGGTCAATGGATATGAGAACAACCCGGACGATGAGGATTACCGCCGGGGCGGCACTGGCATCCCGGAGTACTACCAAGTCAACAGCGTGTACGGCAACTATGTTGTGCATTCGTCCAGATGCCTTGTTTTCCATAACTCGGACATCCCGGAAAGCTCCACTATGGCTAATCTCTACCGCACATGGGGCATCCCGGAGTATCTGCGCATTCGTGAAGAGCTGAGAAATGCCAGCATAGGCCCCGGCTATTCTATTCGCCTGCTGGAGCGGCTGTCGATGGTGACCTACAAGATGAAGAATCTTGCTGGTGTGCTTTCCACGGCAGACGGCGAGGATACGGTTCTTCAGCGTATGGAAATGCTTGACCTTGCCCGTAATCTGCTGAACATGGTCATTATTGATGCCGACGGCGAGGATGTGGGCGTTCAATCCCTGTCTGTTGCTGGCGTTAAGGACATTCTGGACAATGCCTGTGCGATGTTGTCTGCTGTATCTCATATCCCACAGACGCGGCTTTTTGGGCGTTCCCCGGCGGGCGAGAATGCCACTGGAGAGAGTGACCTTGAGAATTACAAGGAATTCGTCGGGGGCCTCCAAAACGGTGACCTCCGCGATAACACCCGCACCCTCGTTGAGCTGATTCTTCGCGGCATGGTTTGGAACAGGGAAGTCAAGGAGATACCTGAGTACACCGTGACCTACAAGAGCGCGTGGAGCCCGTCTGACGATGAAAAGGCAGCACAAGACCAAGCTGCTGCTGCGGCACAGCTCACCAGAGCACAGACCGCTGGCACATACGTCACAAATGGAATTGTCGAAGCTGAAGAAGTTCGCCGCGCGATGGTCCGTGACGAACAGTTTGACCCAGAGAACATTCTCACGGAAGCGGACATTCACCAAGACTGGGGACTTGGCGGAGCCGATACCCAGCAGGAAGCCGCTGATGGTCAGCAACAGAATGCCGCGGATGCCAGCGGTCTTGTTACCGATGAAGGAGACTGCGGCTATGTGGCGGGCTTTGTCGTGCAGGACGGCAAGATCCTCTGCGGGCACCGCTCTGATGGCCAAGGCTGGTGTGGCCCCGGCGGGCATATCGAGCCGAAAGAAACGCCGGGGGTGGCCTTCCGCCGGGAAGCCAAAGAAGAGTTTGGAATTGACGTTGGAAATATTACCTATCTTGGTAACTGTAAAGGAAAACCAGAAGAAATCCTCCCTGTGCAGATATACCGCGTCAACGACTATGCGGGAATCCCGGTGTGCGATCAGGAAGAGATGTTCACCGCCACATGGTTCACCCCAGAACAGATTCTTGCCCAAGAGGTCCCCGGCGGGCTGGTGTTCGACCCATTCCGCAGGAGCGTGGAAGAATATCTTGAACAACTGGGCCTGACGCTGGATGACTTCGACCCAAGCAAGCACAAGCGCGATGAGGATGGAAAGTTCTCCAGCATGGGGGACACAACGTCAAAAGATGAATCGGGCAAGGAAAATTCGTCAAAAGACTTGAATGATTCCCAAAGTCATGCTAAAATAAATTCTAACGCAGTTTCGGCAAAAGGCGCAAACGCTTTCAAAGTGAAAGGGTTTC